ATTTGCTCGGCTTGATCAAAGTTCATGTCATTAAAGACATAGTTTCTTAATGTTGTTGGCAATGTATCTACTCGACCTGAGTAAGAATAGAACTTATCTCTACCCATCCAGTAGGTAATGTTGTTAATAGTGGCTACGCCTCTACCACTGAGTATTGATATGTTGTCTGCGTATTCCTGCAGAGCAAATACGTCTGTAGTTCCAGTAAACTGGAGGGTATATAGATGGGTGTCGGTAAAGACTAAGATTTCCTGCCTTGTTGCTACTGCCCTTATGATTCTAGATCCTCTAGATACAGCCAAGAATCCAGCAGAGGTTGAGGCACTAACGAGCCAATTGGAAGGCTCGTTTTGATTAGCCCATCTTATTAGCAGAGGATTGAATTTGTCTGCAGTTGTTTCGCCATACTCTGTTGCGCCAAACGCAATTAGATGCTTGTCATTCTGAGAGATAAGAATCTGCATTGCTTGAAATGGACACAAGTCAGGGTCAAAGCCATTGACTGTTGCCAGATCCTGTAAAGATATTGCTCTTTCTGCCAAAGACAGGTCAGCATCTGGGTCGGTCCCTCTTTCCCAGTAATAAATACCCTCGTTGCGGATATTCATAATTAGGTCATTATTGAAGTTATCAAACCACCAGTCTCTTTGTGGCAGAGCAACTGGGTTGATTGTTCCAGATCCCCATCCACCCCTACTCCAGCCCCCTACCCCCCACCCATACCCAAATGTCCCCCCAATGTCGCCAACATCTATCTCATAACTTCCAAAGGCTCCCGCTCCTTGAGCTGACTGAATTCCTGTGCCTGTTGTGGTGATATCTATAGCCGCACCACCAACAGTTAAAGAGAGTTCGCAGGTTGAGCCAGCCGGGGCTATTACATAATACTTTGTATTAATGACCAGAGGACTTGGTAGAGCAGAGGTTGTACTTACATACAAAACATCATCAAGGACTGGGGTATATGTAGTGAATGTAATAACGTCTGAAACATTAGCAGTGAAGATGTTGGTTGATGCGTCTACAGAGGTTGCCAAAACAGGAAGACCTGTTGTTGGGCTTTTGGCTTCGATAGTGTACTGAGTGCCGCTAATAACTGTAGCAACCTTATAATTCTGATTCAGGACTGCTGCCGTTATATTCCCCCCAAGACCCAACGCTCCGCTAAAGGTCACATAGTTTCCGGCAGAGGCTGAAACAGTAGCGTCTGTAACTGTGATTGTGGCTGAACCAGCAGTTGCTGAAAATGTTACGTCTCCAGCAACAGAAATATCTGCATATGGGGTGATATCAGAAAGGTTTCCGCCTGCCTCAATATAGACCTTTGCATTGGTCCCAAGACCAAGGAAGTTGTCAGAGAATGTGGTTATCCAGCCCCACATCTGACGGCAGGTTCCTATCAAAGTATTGGCGGTGTATTCTTTCCACCCACCTAGCTTCTGTGGATAGCCTGAGAAGAAGCGTACCTTATCGCCATCCCACCAGCCGCCTTCACCGGTGTAATTGGTCTGATCTCGGACAACTCCCGGTCTGAACTGCAGTCTCTGGAATGCCATTATGCGTATAATCCCGGTAGGTATACGGTCTTAATATCCTTCCTGACCGCAGTTAATGCTTGGTTTATCAAGCGTTCTGGATTGTATGATACATGAACCCAGCCGCTATCAGGAATACCTCTTGTGTAGAACTCCAAGATGACCTGCGTGAACTTAAAGTTTTGAGAGATATACGAGGCAAGATCATAATTAGCCATTCCCGGTATCTCTAAATCTGCAGCACATCCAGTCATATGGTCAGAGGTCTTAGAGCCGCCTGTAGCCTCGTTAACAGCCTTGCATCTGTAGCCGCTATTAATCTTAACTCTGCCGAACTTATCTCTAATCGGCTGCAATATCTTCTCGCATAGAACCCGTAGATTCTCTATCTCTGCCTTGGTTGGGATGTTAGGAATGTTTAAACGAAGGGCAGTCTCGCTCTTAACAAGTTCTTCTAGGGTGAAGTTCTTGGAGAGGTTCATTCTACTAATGCCTGCTTTCTAACCCAGTCTTGCAACGCCTCTAGCGTTGCTGAGTTCTGGTTGCACGAACTGTAATTGGCTGAGAGGGTATCGGCAAGATCTTGAGCTTCAACGGAGGCTGCATCAGCAGTTCTGGTGGCTTGGGAAAAGGGGTCTGCTGCGGCATCGTGGAACAGCCTGAAATCACCAGACAGAGAAGTAGTAGGAATCTTGGCATTTGTCAGTACCTCGCGTGACTTGGTTTGTATCTTTGCTACCGTATTTACATACTCTGTGGTCACTTGGTCTGAAATAACGACCTGTTCCTTGATAGCTGCGATGGTGTGTACCTGTGAGTCGATTACAGCCTGCTGGCACGAACTTACGCCTATTCTGTTACCCAAGTATAGACCGCTACCGAATATCGTCACAGCGATGATTGTAGCGATGGTGATTTTGGTAGCCAAGGGAAGCGCCAGCAGAAACATCTTATTATTCCCTATTGATTAGAGCAATCTTCTCCTGCCCTCTGCTGTGCGCTGAAATTCCGATTATTGCTCCAAAACTAAGATGAAAGACCCCTGCCCCTTGCAGGGTTAGGGGGGTCCATTGCTCAGGATGAAGCGTCATCCATAATACTGGAAAGATAGCAAAGTCCAGTATGCATATCAGAAGGTACAGCCACGCAGCGGATGGTCTCCACCGCGTAACAAACCAGCTTACGTTATTAGCCACACCAGAAAGCCGATAATCAGTATCACTAACATGCTTCTCTTGGAGTTTTTAATTAGGTCTAGAAAGTTATCTGCAACAGGATCAGCCTTTGCAATAACCTCATCAACCTTGCCCACTACCTTCTTAGCTTTGTCTTTAATGGTCATACGTCACCTAATTTACCAGAGAACCATTATTAATATTCCTACGGCAGTACCTAGACCCCAGAAGAGCAAGTCTAAACAGCTTCCTGCACCGAAGTCATACCATACCCGATCCTCATCATACCGCTGATAAATCTCTCTGACTAATCCTGTCATAGCGCTGATAATTGCCGCCATCCAGAGTGCTGTGATAAATGAAAACAAAACTACAAGAACTAGAGCAACAATAAAATGCGCTGGCTGATCTATGTAATTTTTATTGATTGCCATTTATTATTATTTTCCTATTACTTCTGGGTTTGGATACTTTGCTTTGATAGCCGCAATTGCTGTTTCCCAATTAACTGTACCATTTATATGGTCCCAATACTGCATATCTAGCTGGTCTACTATTGGTGGATAGGCAGCAGCGCGTAGTTCAGAGTAGGTCATTGCATCGAGTCTCTTTTGCTCTGCAACCTTGCGTATTGAGTCTAATTCTTCATTGCCAATATTTTTCCATCCATTATCAATGGCTTGTTGGATATAGGGCAGTTGTGATGCCTCAGTCTCATCGTAGCCGTAGACTGTATCTGTAGATAAATCTTTGTAGTAAAGCATTTTATTTATCCTTTTAACGGAGTTCTGACCAGCCACTCAGAGTATTTGTTGTAAGGGATACAAAATAGGTTGACCCATTTGGGACAATTCCATTAACTGTCATTCGCAAGCTGTTGTTAACGTCTGGATCAAAAAAAGATACCACAATAGATCCAACCGTAAGGGTCATACTACCAGTTGCATTGCTAGAGTAAGCAGCAACAAATATTGGCTTGCCACTTGAATTTGTATATACCGTTGTAGCTGCACGAGACGCAAGCACATCTTGCCAAGTCTGATTCACTCCTATCCCTGCATTTAAAGAGTTAGCCGTACCGGTACAGTTTGTTAATACCCCGCTTGCTGGAGTTCCCAAAGCCGGAGTAACCAGAGTTGGGCTGTTACTTAATACTACATTTGTAGTGCCAGTAGAGGAAGTTACGCCCGTGCCACCATTAGCTACAGCTAAAGTGCCTGATAAGGTAACCGCTCCAGTGGTTGATGAATTTGGGGTTAACCCAGTGGTTCCGGCAGAAAAAGAACTAACCGCGGGCAATGAAGCCCATGCTCCAGCACTAGAAGTTAATACATTGCCTGCTGTGCTTGGGGCTACAGCCAGCAATGGGGAAGTTCCATTCCCTATCAAGACGCTGTTTAAAGTCAGAGAGGATGATCCAGTACCCCCATCAGCCACAGCTAGATCAGTAATGCCTGTAATTGTCCCGCCAGTTATTGTGGCAGAGTTAGTGGTCATTGAGGTTAGGGCAGCATTCCCTGCGGAAATAGACACGGCATTAGAATCCTGAACAGCCATGCTGCCAAGACCCAATGATGTTCTGACTGTAGCCCCTGATTCAGCTACCCAGTTAGATCCATCCCCAACTATGAAATTATTGTTTGTCTTGGCTAATCCAGATATGTCTTGCAGACCGGTATTGTATGCCTGAACGTCTGTGCCTATAGCCAGTCCAAGACTCGTTCTAGCTGCGCTTGCACTCGTTGCGTTGGTCCCGCCAGAAGCAATTGGCAGTGGCGTTCCAATTTCCATAGATGTAAGGTAATTAAGCTGCTCTATTACATTAGTCCCATCTACATACAGCAGAGCTTTTTTGCCATTAGGAATGGTTATCCCTGTGCCGCCTGATGTCTTTACCCTAATGCTCTGACTCCCGGCTGTATCATTGTGGACAACGTAAGTCTTCTCTATTGTCGGGACTATTAAGTCCCTAGTCGCAGTAAGGGTTGTAGACATATCAGTGTCAACGTACAAGAACAAGTTTCTTGCGTCCTGACTGGAGTTTGACTCAGTAAGGGTAATGGTTTTATTTGCATCGCTGGTGTATTCAACTACACCGCGACCAACAATAGCCTGTTCCAAGCCATTCTCAAGATTGCTATTGGTTGTGGTTCCCCAGTCATTTACCTGATCGCCAGTAGCCATCAGTTCTATTTTTAGACTTGGCGTGTATGTTGAAGCCATGATTTATCCTTTGAAAACCTAAAGTTCTGCAGACAGAGTGACCGCAGTAGTAATAACTACGGAACAGTTACCTGTAGTAGTTGACGTGATATTTATAACCCAAATAAAAGGGCTGGGAGCCGAATAAGCAATTGTTGCCACATTTGCACGAGTGCTTGTCGGAGTATTAATAACTGGAGCTATACGCATTTGAACTGGCATTGAAAATGTTGCCCTAAAAGTGTTATTTATTGTTGGAGCGCCATAATTTAAACCAAACCCGGTACTTCCTGCGTATTGAATATAGTATCTTTGACACATCGCTAACTCAGCAGAAAATGCACGGTAATCAAACGAAGTATTTAATGATCCAAGTTCAAGCTGGGGTCTTGTTAACGTGCCAGCATTAAACTCAACACTCATTGTAGTGCCTTGAGTTTGCCCTGTAATAAGAATAGGACTAGAAGCATAACCACCAGCGGGGGTGGCGCTGTTAACTGCATAACGAGCCTGTGCCGTACCTGTCCAGCTTAATACAAAGCTAGTGCCATTTACATTCTTATCTTCTACTACCTGAATTAAACTCTTGCCAGCAGCAATAGTAATGGTTGTACTTGAGGCATTTTGAGTAAATGAATAATCTCCCCCACTTGCTCCAGCCTTCCATCTATCGTGACCGTAAGCTGTTGTAGCTAATGCTGCACCCGATACATACACGCGTTGGTTAATAGTATACCCAGCATTAATTAATAAATTCTTAAATCCAAAAGTGTTTGGTGTGCTTACACTGTCACTTACCACTAATGTTGTTGCAGTTGCCGCGCCCAATACTGGGGTTACCAAAGTAGGGCTAGTCCCCAACACATTAGCACCGCTACCAGTAGAAGAGGTAACTCCTGTGCCACCGTTAGCTACAGCTAAAGTACCGGCAACCGTGACTACCCCGCCTGTTGCTGCCGATGGAGTTAGACCAGTAGTACCAAACCCTATTGTTGTTACGCCACCACTGGCAGACAGCGTCCCCGCTGACAGGGACAACCCAGTCCCCACTGTGATTTCTTCTGCTGCCCCTGTTGCTGCTGTAGTCCTGCCCAGTAGCCTAGCTGTAGCCATTGTAAGACCGTTAGCTGAAGCATATGCACTTGGAGCCACATAGTCTGACGCTGCTGTTGCAGCACTTACAATCCCAGACACATTACTGCCCTTCAACATGCCTGTTACTGTAGTTGTTAAAGTTATAGCCGGAGTAGATGTAGCCGTAGCTACTGTGCCAGCAAAGCCATTATTTGATACCACTGAGACCGTTGTTACGGTGCCTGTAGCCCCCGCAGCATTTCCATTTAACTTCTCTATCGCCTGAAGAATGGTATCTGTAGCCGCTACTGTACCTGCCCCTGAGACATAACCAGTTAAGACCTTGCCTATAACCGCTGAGTTGGTTAAGGTTACTGCATTACTCCCAGACGAGGTAGCTTCGTTTGTTAAGTTAGCGTTGGTGGTTACGTTACTAGATGTAAAGGCTGTAGCAGTTCCGCTAATGTTAGTGCCTACTAACGCACTTGGAGTGCCTAGATCTGGGGTTACTAGAGTAGGGCTTGTTTCCCTTACAAAGACTCCAGTACCTGTGCCGGTATATTCAGCAGAGGTAGAGTGAAAATACTCTGTAGCAACTCCGCCCTGTAACCCTGCCAAGTCATTGTGTAGATTAGCTAGAGGCGTATTAACGTGGGTATTTCTATCTTCGCCATTGTAGGTCAGCGATATAGTCCTAGTGGCATCTGAAGTAACAAACCCAAGAATACCCATCTTTGTTGCGGCAGTAACTACCGTTGATGGCTGAGTTGTATATATACTTAATTCAGAGTAGTTAGGAGATATAGACGTTATTGCTGGAGTAGTAACTCCAAACAGTTTTTTCCATGCAGTGCCAGCAACTGCCGACTCATTGGTATACCCACTAGGCGTGGTAATAGTTACTACCGTATCAGAGGTTCTAGCTGTTATCTGATATAGACCTTGGGGGGTCTGTAAATATGATGCGTCTGTATTTGTAGCAGAAGCATCTATCACTGAAGTAGCAAAGGGCGTTCCTGATGATGCCGTGGCTGTGCGGCTTGATCCTGTTCCTGTGGTAGTTACAGTGCCAACTACAAAAGGAGTGGCTGTATATATCTGTCTAGTAATGGTTGTAACAGAACCGCCAGCAATGCTGTCTACACCAGACCATATTGTGAAGTCATATATCCCGGCATCAAATAGAAGTCTATTCAGCGCAACAGTGATAAAAGCAGAGAAAAGCACCGTGTTATTAACTGCCGTGCCTGTAATGACCTGCTCTGCCGTTGTTACTGGGATGGATGCAAAGGTAAGAAGAGCTACATCGTTGTTAGCTCCCGCCGCAGTTATGACTGGAGTGGCGTTATAAAATACAACCCCTGTCCCAGCTGATGCCGAGTTTGGTGCAACATTAACCCAAGCCGTGCCGTTATACCCAAGCAATTCATTAACCACCGCAGTGCCAATTGATACATCGGATAGATTCTCTAATGGAATAGCTATAGAAGCCGAACCATTAAAAGACACACCTGCTATGTTCCTTGCCGTTGCTAATACTGTTGCGGCTCCTGCTGTAAGACCTGCTGCAGTGCCAGTTATGTTTGTACCTGTAAAGGCTACTGGAGTACCTAATGCAGTTGCATTGCCTGATGCGTCCAGATTGACTGACTTCTCTGAAGGGTAAGTAACGAATACGTCCTTGGTCCCAGCGGCAAATACCAGAGCTGTTGGCTCTGTTGCTGAACTGTTAGATAGAACTGTAGTACGGGCTAGTGTAGTGCCAGAAGACGTATAGGTTCCAATGCCTACTTCCCACTCATTAGTCCCTTGTCCTGCAATACAGTAGTAGGTGGTATTTCCATCGCCAACTACAGCAAAGGACTGAAAGCCAGCAGCAGCCCCAGCAAGCGTGAATGTGCCATTGCCTGCGGTGGTGGAAGTCTCTTTTACTCTGTCAGCTAAGATGAGTGCCATATGTCCCTATTATGGTTGAGTTTTAATCACTTGCCAACCACCTGCGTCTGAAGTATTTATTGTACCCCAAGCAGTACTTTCTGAATTATTTATTGTATCCCAAGTGGTGGCTCCAGCCGTGTTTAAATTAGCCCACTGGGATGAATCTGCGGTATTTATTGTATTCCAATCAGTAACCTCAAAGTCATTAATTATCTCCCAGAGCAGCCTTCTAGTAAGAGAGTCTGAGGCTAGAGCAAATTCATTAACTGTGGATATAAAGTTAGCGGCAGCGGATGTAGTTGAAGCAGCGTTAATCAACTCCTGTATGCTTGAATGGAACTCTGCCATGCTTTCAATGGAATCTGAAGCAGAAGCTCCCTCATTAACGAATCCATTCAAGTAGGCTAATGCCTGCACAACCTCTGACCCAGCGGCAGACTCTTGTATAGAGCTGCCAATACTGTAAGTAGAGGCTACCTGATCTTCTGCTGTAGCGCTTTCCTGAATTTCTGAACTGAAGTCTACCCCAGCAATTACTTGCCCAGATGCCGCTACCTGCTCCGCTATATCAACTTCAAATACGGCTTGAGCTGCCGTAGCATCAGAAGCAGAGACAACCTCTATAACCTCCGAGTTCATGTCCGCTTGAGCAAAGACCTCATCTAGCCCAGTAGCCGACTCATCTATTGATCCGTTTAAACTCACTGCTGAGAAGACCTGATCTTCTGCAACCGCGCTCTCTGCTACAGCTGATGCAAATACTTCCTCTGCGCTTACCTGATCTGAAGCCGTTACTGACTCATTTATAGCTACTACAAAGTCTAGAACCGCTAAAGTAGAGTCCAAAACAGAGGCTGATTCATCTATAGTCGCGACAAATGTAGCTACTGCTACTACTGTATCTTGTGCAGTGACTAGCTCATGGACATCTGCAGCAAATATAGCTGCCGCAAAGACCTGCTCACTTCCAGTTACCGACTCTGCAATGCTTCCGGGTAAACTGCGAGTTGCGTCTACTTGATCCGCGCCTGTAGCGCTCTCTGCAATGATTGAGGCAAAGTCTTCACTTGAACTTATTTGATCTGCTGCCGCAACACTCTCATGAACTGCAGTCTCAAATATAGCGAGAGCCTCGACTGTATCGGTCGCAGTAACTGCCTCATTGATATTATTTAAGAATGTAGCAATGGAAGAGACTTGGTCTGTGCCAGTAGCGGTCTCAGCAATGTCTGAAGCAAATTCAGCAAGAACTGACACTTGGTCAGATGCGGTAGAGGATTCTTGTATTGATCCGGGTAGCTCACGGAGGGCTGATACTTGATCAGAGGCTGTAGCAGCCTCATCTATTGCCAAACTAAGGTCAGCGGATGCTGTTGCTGCATCTGTTGCAGTAACTGACTCAATTATGAATACAGGAGTGGCAGGCTGACCCACAATAGAGTCTGATGCGGTAGCCGCCTCGTCAATAGAGCGGCTTATATCCGCATAACCAAAGACCAAGTCTTCGACAATGACAGACTCTTGTATGGAAGATATTAGATTGACATGTGCAGATACTGCATCAGCACAGTTTGTTATTTCTTGAATCGCACGATTCGCAGTTGCGCTATTTGATACAGCATCAGAAGCAGAAGCTGACTCATTAACTTCAGAGTTTAGAAAAGCTCCCGCTAGTGACGCAAATGGTGCAGCCGCGAATGGTGAGATTCCAAACACATTACGCTTCGGTCAAAGCAGCTTCTGGAAACCAACGGTTTTGCTTAACCCCGGCAGCGTCAGTCCACTCAATGTGATAGAAGAAGTCTCCATCTTCAGTCATACGGAGAGCTTGTACTGGACCTTGTGGGGTAACAGCAAGAACTTGAACAACCTGACCTTTGGTAAATTTAGTTGCCATTTTTATATCTCCTTATGCAGCGTCAAGGCTGAATGTGTAAGTAACATTCAAAGTATCGCCAGCAACTACAGCACGATCACCGGGGGACTGGAAGTCAGAAGCTGAGAACAAAATACCTCCTGTACCTGTAGCCACATCAGTAAGGAATGCGCCAGCAACAGTGCCGCCGGGAGCCGTAATAGCAAACGCACTAGGTGCGCCTGAGTTATCAATAACTGAAGGATCGGCAACAGTTGCAGAGCCAAAAGTTACAGCCTTACGGTTGCCAGTGTAGTCTGTGTACTCAGTCCATCCAGCATGTGAAGCCAAG